AGGTGCAGGCCGTGCTGGCCGCTCACGAAGTGCAGCGTCAGCGGCGACCCTGCAGCCGCGGGCGTGCGCGAGTCGAGGCCCTGTGTCCGGTACGCAGAAAGCGACGTGGCAGCGAATGCCTCGATCGGATACATCAGGCGTCACTCACCGCCCACCAGCGCGGCGTCGAGGGCATCTCCTGCCAGAGCAGTTGTGCGCCGTCCTTGACGACACCGGTCCCGCCGAGGATGGGAGATGCCGCCATGATGCGATCGCCCACGATGTACGGCTCCACGAGCGTTTGATCTTCGCTCGTGCCGTCGAGGGTGGCCGTGCGGGTGTTCGAGTCCGCGTAGGCGAAGGTCACCGATCCATGCGACGTCCGACTGGGACGCACGCCCAGCGGCTTGGCGACGAAGTAAATCTGACTGTCCGGATTGTCGGGCTCCACGCACTCCAGCCAATCCGCTGGCGCGTCGTCGAACGTGGAAAGCGCCCGGACCTCGAGGCGCCGTACCGTGATGGGGGCAGGCCCGGCCGCGCGGCGTCGTACCTGCGTGGACGGCCCGACGCGTCGCTGACGGTCGTTGTGATCATCGATGAGCGCCTGCAGCGTCCGCGCGCGGATCTTTCGGTTCGCGCGCTGGGGGCCGATCCGGCGACGGTACCTGCTCATCAGGCGAGGTCCGGTAGCTCAAGGTCGCTGAAGTCCGCCTCCGGGTATACGCGAATCACCTTGATGCCCAGGCCCGGCTCCAGATTGTCAGGCGGCGCGCCGGTCTCGTCGTCGATGTAGACCACCTCTTGATCCCATCCACCGCCACGAGGACCCACGACGAGGCCGAGAGCGTTACGGCGCTCGACGATTCCGCCGGGCGCACTGGTGAACTCGTAGCTCACGCGGTAGCTGGCGCCGCGGTCATCGGTCTCGCCACTCAGATCCGTGCAGAGCCAATCGCGCGCGCCGCCCTTCCAGATAGCGCGGCGGTTCACCCGGCCGAGGAAGCCCAGGGCCTTGTCGATGGGGTCCTCGGCCTCAAGGCGCGTAAACCGGACGACGAGCTGCGGGCGCATGACCTCAAGCTCGACGCCCTTCGTGTCATCGAACTCGATCTCGTCGCCGTTCTCGTCCGTGGTCGTGGTGCGCCATGTGACCGTGATCGGCTCACCGTAGCGGTCGGACGTCACGATCTCAGGCTGTGCGCTGGCGGCAATCGCGATGCTGCCCGGGTCGCTCTCTGGCGTGGCCGACTCGTCGGTCGGGATCCCGTACTGGATGCTCACGCGCGCGTGATCGGCAGACAGGCGCTCGGGCGTCAGGCTGATGACGACGACGCCTTCCTCAATCGGATGAGGGTCCCCGGGCGGTGGCAGGCCGTCAGCGTGACAGGCGGCGTGCATCCATTCGGCGTCGGGCACGGTGTCGAGGCCAAGAACCTCCCACACCGCTGTCTCGGTGTAGCCGCGGGCGGTCCGGGCTGCTCTCGCGCCGTTGGCGCGGTACGCGCGGAGCGTCACGGTGCGGCGACCGCAAGCTGGCGAGCCTCGATGTTCCTTCGCAGTTGCTCATTCATCAGCCGCATCTGCTCGAGCATGGCCTCTGTGGCGGGGTCCTTGACTTCAACGATGCCCACTGCCTCGGCTGCGTCCATCGTCCCGAGCATCCCGACGCGGCCAGCGGCGCCGAACTCGCCCTGGGCCGCCAAGCCAATTGTCGCGGCGACGTTTCCGACGCCTGCGCCCAGTGCGCGCGCACTACCGCCGAGAATGGAGTCGCGGCCGACTGTGTTGTCCTTGAGCGCGCGAACTGCGCTATCGAACTCTTGGGACGAGAAGAATCCGATGAAGTGCTGCATCCAGTCCGGCAGGGCATTGACGCCCCTGTTGCGCAGATCGACCAGGAAATCCGTGATCTTCCCCACCTGTCGCGCGACCCGCGGCAGCACCCACTCGGCGAGCGGCACAAACAGAGCGTTCATCGCGGTCCCGGCGTTGGTGAATGCGTCCTCATACCCCGCTGCCGAAGCGGTCAAGGATGTGGGACGGATTGCGCCGAGCCGCTCGCCTTCCTTCATGGTCTTGATGAGAGACCCGAACCCGCCCTCGGTCATCTGCAGGAGCTGCAGGCCCTCGGTGTCGAATATCTTGGTCGCCAAGCTGTTGCGACGGCCGACGTTGTCGATCTTCGAGAGCGCCTCCATCAGCGACAGAAACTGCTTCTCGACCGGGATGTTCGCCAGCGCCTGTGCGTTGAACCCGAGATCCTTGATCGCTTTCTTCGCCTCGCCCGTTCCTGCTGCGGCCTCACCGAGGCGGCGAACCATTCGCTGCAAGCCCGTCTGGAATGCACCCTGAGCAACACCGGATCGATCCGAGACAAACTCCATCAGCGACATGAACTCAGGCGACACGCCGAGCAACTTGGATGTCTTGCCCAGCTTGTCGAGAGACGCGGCCATGCCGTCGATCTTGGCCGCCATCGCCGCGAAGCCAACGCCGCCAGCAATGCCGGCAACGCCAGCAGCAGCCCGAGCGATCGCTGCAGTGGCGCGAAAGGCGGACTTGGCAATGCCCCCAAGCCCTCGCCGTACCTTGCCGAAAACACGCTTGGTCTGGTCACGCGCCGACAAGGTGAACGTGGCTTTTGCGTCAGCCATCACAGCTTCCCGATTTTCTGGAGATAGAGGGACCAGGCGTGCAGTTCAGAGGTCGACAACAGCCGCACCTCCTCGAGAGTCTTTCCGAGTTCATGCCCGATCCGAAGCTCGGCCCAGAGCAACGTGCCGGGCTTCACCGCTCCGGGTCGTTTTCTGGCTGCTCCAGGTTGCAGGCCGATTCCACGATGCGGCTGACCACGTTGGCCTCGGCCTTGCGCATCAGTTCGGCCTTGTCGCCGATGGCGAACACGGGCTGGTCGTCCTCGGTGCGAGCGGTGGCGATGAGGAGCGCGACGTTCCTGCCGAGTTCGCCCTTCTCCTGGCGGAGCGCCTTGTCAAACAGCGCGGGCGGAACCGGGTGGAAGTAGAGCGTCGTATCCCACTCCGGCACCTCGATCGGAAAGAGCCCGACCGCCTCGTAGCGCTCACGCACCTTGTCAAGCACGCTCATCCGGAAACAGTCCCCTCAGTGACAGCGCCGTCACCGGTGAAGCTGAACGTCGCCTCGGTGTACTCGCTGTTGCCAGTCACCGAGAAGCCACCCTCATTGATGAGGGCCGAGCCTGTCAGCTCGAAGTCGGTCGCCGCAGTGCCCTCGACGTACAGTTTCAGGGTGACCTTCGTCGAGCCGCCGATCAGGGCAGTACGAAGCGCGTTCTGACCGTTGGTGTCGTCCGGGTCCATGTGGCATGTGAGCGTGCCCGACCACGAACCCGTGCCGTAGTCCGAGCCCATCCAGCTCTCGCCGAGCGCTTCGCCCGTGACCACCTCGCGGGTGATGGTGACGTCAAAAGACTTCACCTCGCCGACGGCCGTGCTGCCCACGACCACCGATCCATCTTTCCCCTTGTGCCGTGCCATTGCAGTTCCCCGTCAACTCGTGAGGATGGTCTCAACGTCGCTCAGCGCGACGCGGTAGCGTGCCTCGAAGGTGAGCAGGCCCAACATCGTGGGCTGCTCCGCTTCGGGTGATATCTCGGCCTCGAATGTGGTGGGCCGGCACCATTCCGTCAGGCCGCCGAGCGTCTCGTCAGCTCTTCGACCTCGACGCAAAGCGTGTCGATGGTGTCGTCGACATCGCTCGCAGTGCGCGCCACGATCTCGACAGTGATGGTGAGCGTCCGCTCATGCTCGGCGCCGAGCGCGTCGTCGGTCTCCACCGACTCCGATGGCGTGCTGATCCGCAACGCCTTGGCTGTGCCTTCTGCGATCGGATGCGCGCGCCACTGGTATACGGTCGGCGCGGACGCGAGGTTGCCCAGCGCGGTCGCGAATGCCTCTCGGATCTGCTGTCGCGCGTGGCTCATCGTCCCCAGACCTTGCGCAACTCGTGGCGCCAGTGATGCTTAAACCGCTTGCGCCACCTGTCCGCGCCCTCCACGTCGATGGCCACATCAGTCGCCTTCTGCAGCGGCTTGCCGACCTCCACTCGCGGCTTGCGAATGGCCTGCCGGCGTTGGCCTGCATACCGGCCGGATGTGGCTACTCGCTTCGGGCCGAATCGCTCAAAGACGCCGTGATGACTCGTGCCGGCGCGCTTGGTCGGCACGGTCGCGAAGAAGCCGTGATGGACGTAGTAGTCGCCGGCCGTGACGCCGCGGCCTTCCTCTTCCGGCTGGCCGAATGCGTATTGCTTGCCGCGCTTGGTCGTGCGCGACTTGTCGAGCGGAATTGAAAACAGGCCGACGTTGAACACAACCGTCAGCCGGCCGGGACGCGCTGCCTGCCAGCCCTTGAGATAGCGCCGCTTCATCGCCCATTGGGCAGCGTCGACCTCTGCCGCCGCGCGCTTCGCACCGTATGTGGCCACAGTGCTGCGGACTTCGTTGAGCGTGCGGGAGACAGCCTTCGGTATGACCTTCCGCTCGATGCCTCTCAGGCCGCGCTCGGCT